TTCTGACCGGGTTCTTGGGGGCGGCACCGCTACGCTATACCAAGGCTGACGCCAAGCAGCTGGGCATAGACCGGGCCTACATCGAGCGCTTCATGGGGTGGGAGGACAACCTGACCCGCATGGCCAGCATCCCGCACAACTGCACCGACCAGGAGTTGTTGATCCACTGCATCACGGCCAAGAAGATCATTGACAACTATCGTGCTACAGCCCACCCGGTGACGTCGTTCTGGGACATGTGCGAGCGGCTGTTGAAGTCGGCTCTTGTCGGTGGTGAAGAGTTCGTGTATAAATGTGTCACCTTCAAAAAGGAGGAGATCGTATTGCCTTCCGGCATGTCGATCCACTACCGCAACCTGCGCCGGGACAAGACCGGGGCTTGGGTTTACGATGGTGAAAAGAACGGGCGCCCTGCGGTGCTCAACCTCTACGGAGGCAAGATCACTAACAACATCGTGCAGGGAACTGCGCGTGTGGTGATGACAGACGGCATGCTACGGGTGAGCAAAAAGTACCCCGTGGTAGGCACAGTCCATGATGAATTGTGGGCGGTGGTACCGGCTGAAGAAGCAGAAGAAGCAACCAAGTGGGTGTGGGAACAGATGGTTGCGGAGCCCAAGTACATGCCTGGGATACCGCTCAACTCAGACGTTGGTCACAGCCGATGTTATGGCGACGTTAAATAAGGAGAAAGCATGAAGCAATTGACACTACCAAAGAAGATACAGATCGGTGACAAGTGGTACAGCGTTGACGTGGTCGAGTCGATGAAAGAGCGAGCGATGATGGGCGAGGTGCACTACGGCAAGCGCACGATTACCCTGGCACGCAAGACCTATCACGGCGTTCCGCTCAAACTGTCGGCACTGCATGAGACGTTCTGGCACGAGCTGACACACGCCATACTTGAGAACATGGATCGTACCGATCTGAACAACGACGAGACGTTCGTTGAAGAGTTCAGCAACCGGCTTGCCCGGGCTATTCATTCAGCGCGTTTTTAATATGAAGCCAGTCACCTGGAGCCACAGCTCCCTGAAAGACTACGAGGGCTGCCCTCGCCGTTACCACGAAGTGAAGGTGCTCAAGAACTACCCGTTCACCGACACCCAAGCGACGATCTACGGCAAGGAGCTGCACGAGGCGGCGGAACTGTATATACGTGATGGGGACCCGTTGCCTGCGCAGTTCAGCTTTATTCAAGAAGCACTCGACGCCTTGTTAAAGAAACCGGGCAGGAAACTGTGTGAGCACAAGATGGGCGTGCGTGCAGACCTGTCGCCCTGCGGGTTCATGGACAAAGACGTGTGGTGCCGGGGTATCGCTGACCTCTTGATCATCGACGATGACAACTTGACTGCCCGCGTTGTCGACTATAAGACCGGCAACAACAAGTACCCTGACCGGGAGCAGCTAAAGCTCATGGCGCTGATGGTGTTTGCGCACTTCCCGCATATCCGTCGCGTGTCTGGGGCACTGCTGTTCGTGGTCAAGAACGACTTGGTCAAGGGCAACTACCTGGTTGGTGAGGCCGAGGAGTACTGGTGGGATTATCGGGAACGCGTTGCCCGCATTGAACAAGCGCATGAGAGCGGGGTGTGGAACCCCAAGCCGACACCACTGTGCGGGTGGTGCCCGGTTAAAACTTGTGAGCACAACCGAAAGAGAGATTGACATGACACAGACCAACGGAAAGCGAGACTACAAGCATGCCTACAAGCTGCAAAAGAAATCCGGTGAAACAGCCGATCAAATCGAGCGCCAGCGAGCGCGTCGTAAGTACGACAAGGAAGGCGTGGATCGAAGCGGCAAGCACATCGACCACATCAAACCCTTGCGTGCAGGCGGCAAATCAACGCCCGGTAACACGCGACTGCGTAGCCCCAAGGCCAACATGAGTGACAAGTAAAACAATGGAGAAAGCAGATGGAGATCATCAACGATAAGGCGCTCGTCTTCAGGACGCGCAACCCTGAGAAGTACAGCATCATTCCGAAACACAAAATCATTGAGCAAGAAGGAGACACATACAAGGTAGCGGTTTACTGGGGACTGGATGAGTCAAGAGTTCTGAAAAACCTCGGCGTCAAAGACATCCAATCCCCAATCGTCCGGCGCTATAAGTGGCCCGGGCGATACAAGCCTATGGCGCACCAGGTTGAGACGGCATCGTTTCTGACGATGCACAAGAAGGCGTTCTGCTTCAACGACCCCGGCACCGGCAAGACGCTGGCGGCACTTTGGGCCGCTGACTACCTGATGACGCTTGGCTTTGTGCGACGTGTGTTGATACTGTGCCCACTATCGATCATGCAATCTGCGTGGTTGAGCGACTTGAACAACAGCATCATCCACCGATCAGCAATCGTGGCGCACCATCCCAAGGCATCACGCCGTATCGAGATGATTCAGCAGGACTACGAGTTCGTGATCTGTAACTACGACGGGTTGAACCTGATTGCAGATGAGATCAAGAACGATGGCCGGTTTGATCTTGTCATCGTCGATGAAGCCAACGCCTACAAGACGAGCACCACCAAGCGGTGGAAGACGTTGAAGTCAATCATCGGACCGCAGACTCACCTGTGGATGATGACGGGTACTCCGGCAGCGCAGTCACCAGCGGACGCGTTTGGTCTTGCCAAGCTCGTGAACCCAGACAATGTGCCGATGTTCTTCACAGGCTGGCGTGATGCGGTGATGAATAAGATCACCATGTACAAGTGGTCGCCACGACCGGACGCCAAGGAGAAGGTGTTCAACGCACTGCAACCAGCTATCCGCTACTCCAAGGACCAATGCCTGGACCTGCCGCCTGTGATGACGCTCACTCGTGAGGTGCCGCTGACTCCGCAGCAAGCCAAGTACTACAACCTGCTCAAAGAACAGATGCTGGTGCAAGCCGCAGGAGAAACCATCACAGCGGTCAACGCCGCTGCTAGCCTCTCGAAGCTCTTGCAGATCAGCTGTGGAGCCGCATACACCGACGACAAAGAGGTGGTGGAGTTCGACTCAGCCCCGCGCCTGGGGGTGCTGGAGGAGATCCTGGAAGAGACGCAGCGCAAGGTCATCATCTTCGCGTTGTTCCGCTCAACCATCGACACCATCCAGACGCACCTGTCGTCCAAGGGTATTGCAAACGAATGTATTCACGGCGGTGTGACAGCGAACAAACGTGCGGACATCATCCACCGATTCCAGACCGACGCCGAGCCCCGGGTCCTGGTGATGCAGCCGCAAGCTACCGCCCACGGGATTACCCTAACTGCTGCCGACACAGTGGTGTTCTACGGCCCATTGATGAGCGTTGAGCAATACATCCAGGCTATCGCCCGCGCAGATCGCAAGGGACAGAGTAGCGATAAAGTAACAGTTATCCACATCCAGGGCTCGCCAGTTGAGAAGAAAATGTTCAAAGCCCTGAGCGCCAAGGTCAGCGACAACACGCTGCTGACCGAGATGTTTGCGCTTGAAATAAATTCTTGAAAGGGGGTTGCAGGCAATTTGAAATCGGGTAAACTGTCAAACGCTAGACAAACAAAACAGGAGAAAGCACTATGACTGAAGACGTCGAGGAAGCACCGACGGTGGAAGCGATTCCGCTCGACAAGCTGGTCGCTATCCACAGTAAGATCAAGGCCCGGCAGGAGATGCTCGACAAGCAACTCGCTGATCTAGAAGAGCAGCGGGAAGAAATCCGCATGGCCATCAAGGACCAGATGAAAGCCCTCGGGCTGACATCGGTAAAGACCTCCTTCGGAACCGTGTCGTTGTCGAAGACGACGCGCTACAACACGCAGGACTGGGACTCGTTCAAAGCATTCGTGCTTGAGCATCAAGTCGTTGACCTGCTGGAGAAGCGCATCGCCCAGACCAACATGGCACAGTTCCTGGAGGAGAACCCCGGCGTTGTACCGCCGGGACTGAACTCGGTCACCGGGTTCGACATTCGTGTAACCAAAGCAAGAAAGTAAATCAACCATGAGCAACGTAACGCTTTTTTCGTCATCCAATGTTCCCGCTTTCGCTCGCAACAACGAGCTGTCTGATACCGCCAAAGCCCTGACGGGCGGTGGTTCTGGTGTCAGCACCAAGCGCATCTCCATCAAAGGCGGCGTGTTCCGTCTGGTAGCTGGCGGCAAGGAAGTCGCTTCTATCGACGAGCGCCACCTGGACGTTGTTATCGTCCGCGCTGCCCCCAAGGTCAGCCGTATTTTCTACGCCGGGTCGTATGACGCCGACAAGATTGTGCGCCCTGACTGCTGGAGCAACGACGGCGAGAAGCCTGACGCTTCGATCAAAGAGCCGCAGAACCGCACTTGCATGGGCTGCCCTCAGAACGAAGCAGGTTCGGGTACGGGTAACAGCCGCGCCTGCCGCTTCCAACAGCGTCTGGCAGTCGTGCTGGCCAACAACATGGACGGTGATGTGCTCCAGCTCACGCTGCCTGCAACGAGCGTATTCGGGAAAGAGGACGGCGACAAGCGCCCCCTGCAAGCGTTTGCCAGATTCCTGGCTGCGCAGAACCCGCCGGTTAACCCCGAGCAGATCGTCACCCGCATGAAGTTCGACACCAAGGCCGAGAGCCCCAAGTTGTTCTTCTCACCTGTGCGTTGGTTGACCGACGACGAGTACCCCACGGCTGTCAGCCAGGGCGAAACTGAGGACGCCAAGAAAGCTGTCGTGTTGACGGTGGCCCAGGCTGACGGCGTGAAGGCTGCACCTGCCCTGGCTATCCCGGGTAAGGCACCTGCACCCAAGGCTCCGGTGATTGAGGACGAGGAGGAAGCACCCGCCCCCAAGGCGGCGAAGGCCCCCAAGACCGCGCCCGCAGCCGATGCTGACGACGAGCCGGAAGTGCGCAAGGAGGCTCCCAAGGCTACCGCTGTGCCCGCCAAGAAGTCCAAGCTCGCTGACATCGTGAGCGATTGGGACGACGAGTAAGGAGAATCGGGGGGAAAGCGGATGCTGTGCGGGCTGGTTTGATTCCAGCGTGATGGATGTGAATGCGGCGACGCCCCTCCCCCCAGACGCAGCGAGTACCCCCACCTACCTATCATGCCCTACTCACAAGACATCATCGACAAGATCGGTGAAACACCGAAGTCACTTGGCAACCAACTCGGTCGCTGGGCGATTTACCACGACTTCTCAGTCGTGCGCATAGCAAAGGCTCTGGGG